TCCAAGTACAACTACCACTAGTAATGAATTCATATTTACCAGATTTGCCTGGTGTTGGAGCAGATGCATTATATGCTATTCCGCCTAAATAACCACTCTCTAAAGAATTTATACCTAAGGCGTTTGCTAAATTACTACCAGAAATTATAGCGTTTTGATTGTCTTGAACTAATGCTATTTCAGAAGTGTTATTTAATTCTGAAACCATTACTCCTTTTGATAGTCTAAATTGTGTTGCCATATATTATTTTTTAATTAAGTCTCCGTTTTCTAATGTCATATATTCACTAATAGTAGTGACACAAGGTATTTCAACCTTATCATCTACCTGTATATCTGCCCATACTCCATTAACTTGATCTTTAAAGTTAAGTGTGAAATAGTTAATTGTATATGAACCTAAGTCTAATGAATTTATAATTTGTGTTAATATTTGTTCTGATTTATTATATGCTATATACGGTTCATTTCTATCACATACATATAATCTAATAGTATATTTAATAGAATAATTATTTATAAAGCCACTAACTACATCTATATTACAATATGGGTAATTTATATCTGCCTTATTATCATATAAAGTAATATCACCAAAAGAGCTTTGATTACACATAGGTGTATTTATAGCTACTAATTTTAAATTGTTTACTACATTTAATATCATATCAATTTATAAATATTCCTGTGTTAAAACCTGAAGCCTTAGACTCTTCCGAAGTAAGTAGTGGGAGAATTATATTAGCTCTACATAAATAGTCTCTTAGAAGCTGCTCATAGTGTTGAGAGTCCTTTAAATAATGATTTGCAACTGATACAAGTTCATTAAATTTATATTGATCACCATCAACTACTCCTTGATTCTTCATCTTATATGCTGTAGAAAACACTATTTCACTTAACACATAATAAGCAATTACTGGTTGTATATATTCTTTTATAAGGGTATCGTTATCTTCTGTTACAGTTCCTTCATCAATTTGGCCAAGAAGCTCATCTAACTTAGTAATACCTAATAAAGGCTGAATTATGAAGTCTTGTGATTTCTTTATAATTGATAATAAATACTTATCATCTAAGTTATCATCAACAAGATATTCATCTTTTAATGTTCTAATACTTATTAATAATATCATTGTGCTACCTCTTCTTTCTTTATTTTAGTTATTTCTACTTCTTTGCTAAATAGTTTACTAAGACCATAATTTATTTCACTTACATATCCAGCTACTACAGTCTTTTCAAATATATCAAAAGCCTCTTCATATTCAGTTTTACTGAAACCTTGATTTTCAGCCTTAATACCAATTAATTGTGGAGAAGTGATTTGATGCGCTACTATTATCTGATTCTGTATAAATTTCTGTAATAATTCAAACTTGGCATCTAAATTATCATCTTCTAATCTTTCTATAGTAGTCTTAGTATCTGGAGAACTGTTAAATGATAGTATAAATTTCTGACCTTTAGAACCAGTAAACTTTTCTCTAACATCTTTCTCTATTTGTCTCTTTGTATCTAAATCAGGTTCACCATTGTTAAAGTTAATAACAGCAGTTGGAGTAAATCCATTCTTAGCATTATTGTTATGATATTCAGAAATCTCTTTCATAGTATCTAATGCTATAGATGCAGAATAATAATGCGGAGTAGGATATAAATGCCTAGATACAGGATTCTTAAATATAAATATTCCTTCTTTATTTACAGAATCTGTAATGTTAGACCATTTAATATCAACTTTATATGTTTCCCAATTGTCGGCATAACCTAATTTATTCTTATCTGGATTGTATCTAACTTTAGAAATATCTAAATAGTTAAGTATAAATCCACCGCCTCTAGTTTTAAGTACTTCTACTGTAAATCCACCAAATATTAAGTAATCTAGTGTAAGTTTCTTTACAGTCCACATATCAAGCGTTTCTACACCTTCTGTGGCTATATTTGCTAATAAAAAATTAATAGCAGATGTATGTTCTGGAACTTCTTCATAGAAATCTAAGAACATCTTCGATTCAGGCCATTTAATAAATTTTTCGTTGTTATTAAATATGTATTTAACCTGTTCTGTTGCAAATTTCAATATACTAATCATACATTTTTACTTTATTTGTTTTACTTATACTTTTTACTATTAATGATCCACTTTCTTTAACTATAATAAGTTCATTCTTTACTTCTAAATTATTAACCTTTATAATTAATTCATATTCTCTTTCTTGAAATTCCTCTATATCAGCTTCTAATATTATAAATTTCATATAAGATTTATGAGTAGAAAGATTATCATAAGTGCCAACCAATGTATCATCCAAATAAATAGATAAACTAGTAGGTATAATACTAAGTAAACTATCAGTAATTACTGTATTATCCTCTGATTTTGTAAGATATATCATAATGGTATTATAAAAATAAAGGGCAGAATGGATTAACATTCCACCCTTTAAAGGTTATTTAAACAATAGTAGCCATTACAGAAGCCTGAACTTCCATAGGCAACTCTTTAGTTTGAGTTGTAAGAGTAACCGTATAAGCATTAGCATCTGCCATAGCAGCACCAGAAGCTCCGTTTGTTACACTTGAATTGTAAGAGTTATATCCAATGAACCAATATTTATCATTTTGATCCTGAGCAATTACATATGAGTTAGCCATAGCTAAAGCAACCAAATCAGCTCTCTTAACTGTTTCCATCTTATTAAATTGAGCAGTGGTAACAGTTTCTACGTAACTAGTTCCAGCTGCATCATCTCTATTTCCAGTAGATGCAAAGTTTGCATTACCTTTTCTAAAGCTAAATGCCTTAAATTTCTTAGTAGCAACCATACTAATAGCTGTTACTTCTCCAGAAGCTACTGTTACACCGCTAACGTCAACAACGTCAACAAGATAAAGAGCTTTCAATCCACCAGTATTATCGCAATCTAATGCAATACCATTTAATGTTTGTGATACACAAGCCATATATTCTTTTTATTTAATTAGTTATTTAAAAGGAGCTGGATATTACTCCAACTCCATTATTTATATATTAAGCAGTATATTTTACTACGAAATCTGGAAATGCAACTTGAACTCCAGCATTAAATTCCACTTTCAATCTAAATTCACTGTTATCTTCTGAATACCAGAACAAGAACTTCTCAGAATCTCCTTCCATATCTGTACCAAGGAACATATTCTCAGCATATGAAGCATAAGCTTTGTTTTTACCAGCAAGTCCGTGAACACCAACAAGTTTAATAGAAGTACCAGGAATTACACATTCCATAGAACCAACTAAATCTAAAGAGAAATTAAATAAGTTAGCATCTTGAATTGCTTTTACATATTTACGATAGATTTCTGTACCAACAAAGATAACTAAATCTTGTCTATCAAAGATCGCATCTGGAATCTTAGCAACAATTGCATCAATAGCATCTTTAGTATTAGCAGAAAGAGTTTTACCACTAACTGTAGCATCTACTACACCACTAGCTGCACCTATAATCTTAACGAATCCATCAAATCTATCTAAGTGAGTACCAGTAGCACCAGTAGTGTCACCCATCCAAATTGTTTCCTCAAACTTCTTTTGAATACCAGCAATGTTATTACCAATAAACTCTTCCTCGAAAGGCAAAGTCTTAGAACCAACAGCAACTTTTACACCATATTGCATAAATGTAGAAGTAAGATCTTTGTCACAGAAAGGTTCATTTACTTTAATAGAACCTGTAGAGATCTGTCTACGAGTTACAGTAGTAGTACCTGATGCTGTCCAACCACAACCACCTGCCTGCAAAATAGGATCAGAGTTTAATAGGTTAAGATAAGCAGAGCCTTTTACTCCTGTTTGTAGGTTAAGCAAAGAAGCGGTTTTACCACCAATTACTGCTTTACCAATTAATTTTTTTTCGTTAGCTGAAACATATCCAGTAACTGTACTTACGTCAAAAGCCATAGTATTAACACTTTATCTATACAAGTGTGAAGATTTTAATAATAATATTGATTAAGCGAAATATTCTGCTGCCTTACACTCTACAACAGCTTTATTAGATACTACCGTTTCCGCAACAGAAGCACTAACTGGTTGTTCAGAGAACTGTTCAACCTTTGTATTTAAACCATCTACTTCTGTTTTTAAAGATGCTATCTTTTCATCTAAATCTTTAAGAAGAGTAGCTTTAAATTCCTCTAGAACAACCTTAATATCTTC